CATGAGGTATTTTATCATATAACCATGTTTCGTCTAAATCTCCAGCAATTATCATTTCTATAGATAATTTATCCTCAGCTGTTAAATAATCATCTCCAATAACTTTATTTCCAGAAACAATAAGTGTTGCGTTATCTGGACAATCCAAGGCCTTTACTTCACCAACAGTTCCATCATCATTCATAATAATCATTCTATGATTTGGTGATACATGCTGATGGATTGTATCCGACTCAAACACGAATGACGAATCTCTAATTACATGTTGAATCTTGCTTGGATTTACAAAGGATGTTTCTTTTGTGGACATATCATATTGAATAATTTTATCAGACAAACACAATAGTTCAATTGGAATCCAACCACTCTCAGATAATACTTCTGTTCCTTCGATTACCGCTTCATCAACAATCGACCATGTAATAATTTGACCCATGCCTTTCATTTTACCTGTTCTTGGAAAATTCAACAACATAATGAATGAGGAGAACAACTGCATACCTTCAGTGAAGGCACTAAACACAGCAATATGTCGCGCTGTATTCTCCTTAGTGCCATTCTTACCTGAAATGTTCATTACATAATCGTGTTTGTTTTTCATCTCCTGATACTGCATAAACTCATTGTATGTTTTATCAGGCAATCCTAGTGTCTCAATCAAATGTGAATATGCGGCAATGTGTAGTGCTTCTCTTGCAGCAAAACCCATTAACATCATTCGCACTTCAGGCTGTGGAAAATATGGCAGATAATTCTTTACATAACCGCCTGCAACATCGATATCACCTTGTGTGAAAAATCTAAAAATGTTTGTAAGAAAATATTTCTCAGCTTGAGATAGTCTATTCTTCCAATCTTTCACATCTTCTGCCATTGGTACTTCAGTCATAAGCCAGTGGCTTTGTTCGTGGATTAACCAAGCATCGTAGCACCAACTATATTTGAACGGTTTGAAATATGTTCGTTCATCGGTTAATTTTAAGTCTTTATGTTTTTTATTCATACTTTTTTATATCCTTCTGGTATATTTTTAGGTTTAACTCTTTTCCTTAAACCATCGTCATTTTTAACCCAAATAGTGCCTTTTGCATTACTCGGTCTGTTTTTTGCTGCTATTTTCAATTTATCTTTATGTTCTTGTGTTTTTGGTTTAGTATTGACTAACGATATTTTTTTTCTTCCTTCTTCCGTTAATGATACTGGACATTTGTTCACCCATTCCGATCCAGGTGAAACCACACATCTTCTTTTTTCATTTGTTGTTGAATTATACCACCACTTAGATCCACGAACATTTGTGTTGCCTTTTGCCTTTTCAGCCCAAATAACTTTTAATTTAGGATCTTTTCTTGATAATATCCATTTTTCTGAATGTGACATATCACCACCATCAGCTTCTTCCATTTTAAGATTAGCCCAATCATCTGATCCAGCCACATTCCAAAGAATAGAATAATACCTACCTTTATCCTTTATTTCAGATTTTGTAACACACTCACACAATACTTCAGTAGTCACATTATAACCGTGTTTTTTAATATGCCGTATCCAAACAATACCAGAACCTTGGTACAAATGTGGATCATTTTTTGTGTGTCCTAGATATTTTAATCCGGTTATTGTGTGTGTTTTTTTATACAGATAGAACATTGATTTACTCCTATAATATAGTATTTATGCAAACCAATGTGTCTATTCATGTTTTTTTAATCATCCTTTTTCTCATACATTACTGTGTTTGTGTCGCCAAGAGCCCATTTAGAATCAGTTTCTACTGACCATCGTTTAGTGGCTACTCTAAAATCTGACATCTTCAATTCTTTTGGATTACTACTTGGTTCTAATATTAATATACGGTTGTTTGGTTGTGTTGCAAACTGACCGTTATCTAACTTAACAAAATTATATGATTTGTGGTCTTCGATATCTTCACTAAAACCAGTATCAAGTATATTGAAATCGGGATGAGCTGAATCAACTGTGAACATATACTCACCATATGCCCAGCCATCAGATTTTAATTTAACTTTACATTTCATTGACTGTAACTGTGCTTTTTTAATAACAGTTATATCATATGATAAACAATCCCACAATTGCAAATAATCTAAAGGTAGAGGTTCACCAACAATGGGCTTCCAACAAAATGCATGTAATGGTAATTTATCATACAATGCGCCATAGTTGTTTAGATATGCTTCAATACGAAATGCTTGTCCTCTTAGTGATTTAATACTCACCCACCAACAAGATTCAAGTTCTCCATGACCTTTTTGAAAGTCATAGAGGAACTCTTTACGAACAAAGCATCTTACCGGAGGAAGATTAGCGACAATGTGTGCCATTATATTCTTTTTCTTTTATAATTTCAATGTGGGAATTATTCACAGGCCAAACATCCTTCTTCTGTAGAAGCAAGTGCCTTCAAATTCAATTCTTCGATGATATGTCGTTCAATTTTCTTTGATACTTTATCTGCCTTGGCCAACTTCTCACTTCTGCAATAATATAATGTTTTCAAACCTTTTTTCCAGGCCATAAAGTGTACTGCATGTAGATATTTAATGTTTACATCTGGCCGAAAGAAGAGGTTAATGGATTGCGCTTGGTCAATGAAACTTTGTCTGTGAGCTGCATGGTCCACAACCCATCTTTGGTCAATCTCCATACTAGTTTTGAACACTTCTCTTGTGGACTCCTCAAGAAACTCCAAATGTTGTACCGATCCGTCATTAGCAATAACACTTGACCAGATTTCGTTATAGTCGATTGTGGCATTGTCTTCACACTTCTCCTTTATAATTTTATCCAACCATTTGTTTTTGTTTAAGTGCGAACCAGAAATGGTGTCCTGTCTATACGCATTGGCTCGATACGGTTCAACACTAGGTGAAGTGTTACCCATAAGAATACTAGAACTAGCATTAGGAGCAATAGCCGTAACATGACTAAACCTGCGACCCGTACCTTTGGCATCTGGTGCTTCACCTCTTTCACTACCCAATTGAATATTAGCTTCATCTAATTTTTCTTTAATGTGCTTAAAGATTCTGATGTTTGCTGATGTGGCAAGCGCTGACTCCCAAATAATTGCATTACGCTGTAGGTAAGCATGAAACCCAAGAGCGCCAATCCCAATGCTACGCTCCCGTTGAGCAGAAAATTTTGCTCTGGAAATAGAATCTGGAGCATTATCAATAAAATACTGTAACACATTATCAAGCATTTCTGCAACATCTCTGAGAAAGAGTTTGTCGTTTTTCCACTCATCATAATACTCCAAGTTCAATGACGATAAACAGCAAACAGCAGTTCTTTGTTTATCAGTCGGTAATATAATTTCAGAACAATTGTGTACTAAAATATTATTGGCATAAAAGTTATGATTATCATCAACTGTAATATCATACACATCTTCTTTCACATTCAAATAACTAATTTTTATTGCCATATTTTCTTCCTTTATACCACCCATCACCGGGGTGTGTTTTAGATTGTTTGACCGTTCTTAATATATCGTTACTGTACCACATTTTGCCAATATTAGCATCAGATAGAGATTTCTTATGATCCGATGACTTAAATCTACTCAACCTATCTAATTCCTCAACAGGCAGATTCAGCTCACTAGATAAACCAATCTTGAAACTGTTTTGATAATTGGAAAATCTATTCTTAGAAAAAAACTTAGGTATACCATCATATTTATTTCTCAGTTTTTCTAGCATATTTCTATAAGTAAAATCTTCTTTTTTTGTGTATGTATTAAAAATTAAAACACATTGCTCTAATATAAAATCATCGGAATATCCAGACCATCTACCGTTTAATTCCTTTGTAGAATTAAGTGTTACTTTTGATAGCCAATCATCATATTTTTCATCAGGAACTATCCACCCACCACAACCTCCAGGTTTTGCATTATAACCATGAACCATAGTGTTGTATTCGTTAATCGTTTCTTCTTCAATCCTTCTACAATCTTGAATACATAGATCATCAAATAATATTTCTTTACTGAATGAAATTTCTCCGTATTTTCTTATAGCTGAGTGAAATCTAAATGGACTTCCATTTTTAGCAGATGAGCAATGTGAATCCCATCGTTCATTTAGAGTTCTTTTTGTCATTCCAATGTATTTTTTACCATTAATGGTGTTTGTTATGCAATAGACTATCATTTTATTCCTTTAGTAAGTAGATATATCTATTTATAATTTTAGATTTTTCTACTTACTAAGTGTATCAAAGAATATCTAAGATATCGTCTTCTTTAAGTTCTTTTGCCATTACATAACCACGATTTTTAGTGTAAATTTTATGTTCTGGTGTGCATTTGATGCTTTTACCAGATTCTTCATCTTCAATAAGAATTAATTGTGAATTACGAGCAGTCAATGCGGCGTTTGTAATTTGACTATATTCTACAATTCCACTATTTAAGTTTTTGGATTCAACTTTAATAGCTTCACCTTCATTAAACAATGTAATAATTTCATCAAGTCTAATTGATTTCTTGTCGTTGTCGATGATAACAGCTACTAAATTATCACCAGTAAGACAAAGATTTGATTGCCTAATTTTCAGACCAAGGTCTTTTTGAAACTGAGGCATCATTCTATTGCTAGTATCTATGAAGTGTAGATACGGTTCACCTGTGTGCATACGAATCTCTAAGATTTGTTGCCACAAATGTTTTGCTGATATTGTATCTTTAACTTCATCGGTATGTGGGTCTTTTAATTCCCATGTATCATCAGCATTTTTATCCAACATACACTTTTCAATCAAGTGCATAAAATCATCGGTGATATTGATGCCGTGATGTAGATTGAGTGTTCGCATATTGGGATCACCCGTTGGTTTTCTCATCTCTAAAAAGATAAGGATATCGGGATGAGAGATATCAAGATAAGCGGCATAAGAACCACGGCGAGTGCGACCTTGACGATATGCGAGGCTTGATGCATCATATGTTCGAAGATGAGGCATAACACCAACAGACTTATCATCGGTGCTACGAATACCAATTCCAATTCCTACTCCACCACCCAACATGGATAACCAATTTACTTCCGACAAACAATTGACAAGACCTTCTGATGAATCATCAAGATAAGGCAAAAAACATGATATAGGAAGGCCACGCTTAGAGCGGCCAAAACTAAGAATGGGAGTAGAATAAGAAAGCCAATGCTTACTACTATATTCATAGAGCCTTTGTGCATGAATTTCGTTGGTGCCGAACGCTTTTGATACATATGCGAATCTCTCCTGTGGACTTACCTCGTCATTCTTCATGTAGCTTTCTTTCAATCTTTTCAAACCTAATTCATCAAATAA